GGCAGTTCAATAGGCCACGGAGATTTTATAGAACCTGTATCGTGTATCAATTTTGCAGCACTCTTGATATAAGCAGAGTGCAACTTATTTTGCCCTGTCCATTCACTTATTTTCTCTATTAGTTCTATAGCATCCTCGTAAAAACCTATTTCATTCTCACTCGCACCACTTTTACGCAAAGTATCAATCTTTTTAACGGCCTGCTCTAGTATCTCTCTTCTAGCTTTTTTATCTGTTGATGGCTTCTTTGTTTTTGTCTTACTTGTAGGCGTGAACCCCATCAATTTATGATGAAAAAACAATTTACTAAGATTATCAGATGACCCTGGATTGAAACTTAATTTCTGCTTAAGCTTTTCCTCTCTTTTTGCGATTACTCCTGCCGACCAGTTCCTATCCTTTAATTGTTTCTTACCTTCTTCTTGTCTCCTCTCTTCTTTCTCTTTCTTTTCAGCTTCTACATTTTTAATATGTGTATCCATTACTAATTCATCAAAATCATCAATAAGCCAACTACTACGTATATCGTTGAGTAACGTATTTAAGTCTTCAATAAAAGCATCACGTAATGTTTCTAGGCGTTCAGGATCTATTACCATTCCTGCAATCTCTACCCAACTCAGCGCACTAGTGGAATCAGCTATTACTGTTTGGTACGTCTCCCAAAGCCCGCATTCTATTAAACTTTCACGAAATACAATGTAAAGTCTAAATACTACATCGGCGTCACCGCAGCCATACCTAATTAACTTATCTAAGTCCACATTCCCCATATGCATAACATTTTCAGGTAGGCTTTCTAAGGCTTTATGCATCTCCTGCTTAAACATAGGCATATCTACGTAAATACCTGCCATATCTTCCAAACCTAAAGGTTGAGACTTCTGGTACACGAGAAATTGGCCAAGCATAGTATCGAAAGCTACACGTCTTACTTCTACGCCTAGTTTCACGTACAAAACTTGAAAATCAAACTTGAAGTTTTGCCCTATAACAGGAACTACATCAAATAAACGTTGAAGATGATATCCTACCATCTTCAAATCATTATAATCCCGTAAAGGCGAGTCTTTGTGCCAGAGAGGTATAAGCGCCCCGTACTTAGGAGCATGACTTAACTGCACTGATACTACAATGTTATATGGGTTGTAAGGGCTGAGTGCTATATCTTTTTGACTGTAAGGGCAATCCTCTGGCAAAGGCTCTGAAAACCCTGTTTCAACGTCAACAGATATTACGTTATATGGGTCATCTGGATCTGCCAAGTACTTAGCAATCACCATATCAACGTAATTCTCTATCTTTTCTTCAGAGTCTAAGTACATGTAAGTACAGTCATCAAATATATCGACAGACTTTCCTGTAGCCGCTTGCTTTACAATCTCCAAAGCATTGAGAATGTTAGATACGTACCTATCCGAATTGCACAGAGCAGCCGGATGTATAGTTGGAACTACAGTATAGTCATCACCTGTAGCGGGATGTTGCCATGTAAAAGGCGTACCAGAGTATTTAGTTATTCTTAAGTTAGCGCCTAAGTGGGGCAAAAAGAAGTACGTAGGTATCGGCCCAAGAGGCACAATTACTTTAGGTTTTACTTTACCTATTTCATCTAATAGGTATGGTGAACATTTTACTATTTCACTCTCTACAGGGTGCCTTATCTTTCCTTTAGTTTTAACGTTCTGCCAAGGTGCACATCTAACTAAATTTGTAAACCTTACCTCTTCCAAGTCTATCTTTGCTGTATTTAATATTTTGATAAGTTCTCTACCTGGTGCACCTGTAAAACACTCTCCTTTCCTATCATCTTGCCAACTTGGGGAAATTCCTACGAATAGTATCTTGGGCGCATCAGAACCCTTACCAGGAATTAATATAGTGTTAACATTTTCAAATAATGGACACTTAGTACAAGCTGGTGCAGGCATTAATAAAACAACACTGTTCCTAAATTTGCGCGATTAATCTGTAGTGCCTCGTGCTCTCTTAAATACAGCATTCCATCTGTTCCTATATCTGCTGGATCCTTTCCATTAGGAAGTGGGATGAATTCTACATGCTTTCTCCTAGCCATTAGTTCTCTCATAACGTCTATAGAATTTTTTGTAGCGTCAGGGTCCAGCGCTACCTGTATCCTATCAAACCTATCAGACAAAATATCCAATTGGTCTGAAGTAATGTATTTCCCGAAGCCTGCTACACTACCAGGACCGCTGCATAATGCAGAAATACATCCTTCTGTAAGACAACAAGTGTCTGAATCTACAAACTCAACACCGTATAAAAAGTAACGACGTCGAGCTTTAGGAGCATTGAAGTATTTAGCTTTACACAAAATACATTCACAATCATTAGGATGATCTGTATTTGTATAACTCCTAGCTACCCAATAAATACATTCTGTATGCTCATAGTTAAACACAGGAAATATTATACGACCTTTATTTATTTTAATTCCAAAACCAATACCACGCTGTACCGCTAACTCAAAAGGTATACCACGCCCCTCAAGATAAGCCATTGCTTTAGAGTTAGGTAAGTCCTCTATAGCTATATAATCATCAGGTAATGATGCAGTAGCTATTTTAGGTAGCTTAGGCTCAGTGTGCGGCCTAAAACTACTTGCTAACATTTCCACACGACTAACTGTGTATTCTTTGTCACATACCACAGAGTCGTCAAATTTTGATATATGCCCGCGCATCTCACATCTATGACAGAAGAACAAACCTGATTCTTGGTTAACATACAGATGGTAATTTATGTCAGAAGATTTACCGTTAACTGAGCAATAAATACAATTGTATCTAATCTCCTTACCGTAACTATGTGGGTAAGGATCACCTAGAATTGCTGCTAGAGGTTGCCCCACTGCGGTGTGCCTTTTTCTTACGAGCTTCGCCGTCTAAGCCTGTTCCATTTGTGATTGGTCTGGATCTTATGACTAAAGGTTTTTCTATAACTTGCATTATTGGCTTATTGAATTTGATGGGAATTAAAAAACCACTTCTATAAGCGCGAGCTTTAGCCACAAACAATCTACCTTCATCTCTTTCCCCTTCTTCAGGAGTTTGGCAAAGAGCTAGAGCCATGTTTGCTTTATGTGCTTTCTTGAATGAGTCTGCTGTATGCTCCAGCCCCACCATTTCTGAATCGAAGGCGGATCGAGTTGCTTGGCAAGCTACCCAAGATCCACAAGTAAAATCTACAAGAATTGAAATGATATCCGAGTATAACACACCAAGTGCCTGATATGTTGCTGCGGTTGCACTATCGGAGTTACCGGGCTTAGGTATACGCATTGAGTCAGCATCATCAAGAATTAAAAGATCAGGAGACCAACCTTCCTGTGCTTGTAATCTTGAAAGGTAAGCACGGAGTTGTGTGGCTGATAACGTAGCAGGAGGAAAATACTTAATCCTTAACTTATGCTTTTTGTCTTTAAGGAATTTATTCATCTTCTCTCTGAATTCTGGTGACTCCTCAAGAACCTCTGCATCTGTTGAACCCGTGAGCTTCTGAAAAAATCTCAACAATACCTCATGCTCAAACAGTTCAAAGGTAACGTAAACAACGTTTTTACCTGCCTTTAAAGCCTCTGCGGCTAGGTTTACAAGTACGATGGAATTATGAGTAACTGTAAAGTCCTCTAAAAGAAACCTGTGATTTCCGCTTACTTCAAACCCAAAATAATCTCCATTACCGGCTGGCGTAACACTAATACCGTAAACCAGCGGATTTCTTTTTGATAGTGGAGCGCATCGTTTATATGGGAGTTTTACGGGTATCTTATCTGTGGCTCCAAATATACTTACTCTAATGTAGTTACCAGTAAAATTATTTTGACAAGATTTAGTGCACTCTGAAGATGCGACTCTAAACCCCAAAGAACGGGCTACGAACACTATATCGTGAATTAAAGGTGTATCTCTATGAACTATATCGTAGCCATTGTAATGTTTATGGCCATCAGCATCTATAAACCCTGCAAGTAGCTCTAACCTATCCTCTTCAGACGCAAATTTAAATACATCAGGAATGTGCTTAACACTACTAAGCCCAGCATCTTTTATAAAGTTCTTAATTTCAAGTTGTAAACTATCTTCACTACAAAACTCTGTTAAGAACTCTACTATTTCAGCATCTGTGTCATTAACCTCAACAGCCATTGTTCTTGCTGTGCCATCTCCTAACCACAACCCCATGAAATAAGGACTAAATGGGGGCAGTCCCTTTGTTGGAAAAGTTGCTTTTGCTTTGTAGCCTTTATGTCTATGCTTAAACCATTTGCTACTGTTTAAATAATCAGTAATAGGTATATCTACAAAGCCACTATCATTAGATGGTTTGCCATCTATAGATGCTTTAGTGCGGTATAAAGAAAGCACATGCCTATCATTAACTGTATAAGAATTTCCATTTATTTGGTTTACAGTATACAAAGGCCCGTGACCCTGTGTAACTTCTAGAACCCTCCTAGAAGTAGAGTCATCCCCCATTAGTAAATCACCAACTATAACGTCCTCTACGGCTTTTGTAGTTCCGTCATACATTAAAACTCGCGTGCCTTTACTAAAGCACTTGCCGCGTCCTGTGGGGCCAATAATCATTCCAAGCTCACTTATACTCAGACCTCCGCGCATCGTTTCATCTAGTGTTTTTAAGCCTGTTGGAATTTTGTTAGCAACATCGTGCATCATACTTTTCTTAAGCATGCCTATGTCTGCAGCAGCTTCAAAAAAGTCATTACCTAGATTACGCTCAGAACCTACTTGTAGTGCGCTATCCATGATTGACTTAATCTGATCTATGTCCCCATCAGCTTCAAGAATTCCAGCAATCTTTTGGCACGCAGTAGCTACAGCTTGTGTCTGCGCAAACTTAACTATCTTTTCTGGGATGTAGTCTAAGTGTTCAAGACTCATCTCAAATACGTCTGTCACAGTACTGCGCACCCTAAGCGCGTGGCTCTTACTATGCTTAAACTTCTTAGCACTTCCTACGTATTCTGCTTCAATGGCATCTTTAGTAACTACGCCACCACGTTTATTTAACTTCTTGGCTAGGCTGCACACCTCAATAAGTCCAGCATCATCAAAGTAGCTTTTATTTACTACATCGTCATACTGTCGTCTAAACCCAGGGTCTTGGCAATATAAAGCCATCACGCCTGTTTGGAAATCTCTATCGTATGGATATACTCGTTGCTGTATCAAGACAATCTCTCCACAAATTCTTCGTAGTCTAATTCTTCGTAAACATAATCGTGCGCATCATATATACGCAATCTTTTATTAGTGTGGTTATTCAAGAAGTAATGTTGCCTATCCCTAAAGTCCACTATGATAGCTTCATCCTTACCTGCTGCGGTTCTAATAGCTCTACCTATTCGTTGAACGGCTCTAACGGGCGATTTCATAGCCCCTGCTAAAACTAAAGCACTCATAGCAGGTAGATCCATAGCCTCATCAATAACAACAGAACCTATAAGGACATCTATCTTTCCTGCTAAAAAATCATCTCTATAGCGCTCACCTGCATTTTTGTATTTACGTATCTTTTTTCCATCAAATATATGCGCCTCACCATTTCCTTTTGTAAAGGCGGCTGTAAGTCCTCTATCATGCAACATCTTAATTAGATTATTTCCGTGCTCTATAGAAACAACGAGCGCAGCAACTCTGTGCCCTCGCTCGTTTAGTTTGCATACTGTATCAATTATTAACGCGTTGCGCGCGTCATTTAGCACTATACCATTCTTATAAACCCAGCGCCATTTTGGAAACGGATTACCCTTAAGGTTAGGTTTATCAACAGGTAACACATAGATTTTTGGGTCTACGATGACACCGATATCTCTTAACAACCTTGAAGGCAAATACAGTAATGTTTGTCCTACATGTGATGTCACAATAAAATCTGCGTACTGTGAATCCTCCTCGTCAAACAAGTCAACAGAGGGCATCCCTGAGGCCCAGGGAGACCCTGAGAAGCCGTAACGGCGGGGGGCGGTGCAATGTGTGGCTACAGTCTGCCATGACGGTGCAGTGCCCAGATGATGTACTTCATCAAACATTAAAATATAGACATTCCTCAAAAACTTTCCTACATGTACATCTTCAGACCTAATACGAGACGCAAGCATAGAAGCTGTAGCTACCGTGTGATTCTTACCCCACTCTGTATACCCTCCTCCTAGCCGTCCAACACTCTTTACACCCCTATCTTTAAATCTCTTGTATAGCTGTATCAAAGAACTGGTGGATGGTACTACTGTTAGACTAGTGTAATTTTTAGTGCTATGGACTTCCATCAACAGAGCTATACCAATAATTATTTCAGTTTTACCACCTCCTGTCACTATATTGAATATTCCTCTATAAGATGATAAAGCCTTCCTGATGGAAATACATTGATAGTCTCTGAGAGAGATGGGGGTAGGTCCATAACTAAGCAGGTCACTATCTACATCCTCAATAGGAAGAGGATCCAGTCCTTTTTTGCAAAAGGAAATACTATTATCCTGAAGAGTTTGTTCAATATAGGAACAAAGACCAGAATAGAACTCTATCTTAGATTCATCTACATTGATGCAAAGTTCAAGTACTTTGTCCTCTTTATCTCTGATAAGAGTGAGAAGTTTTTCTATCTTCTCAAGAAGTTCTTTATCTCCTTCTATAGAGGAAATTACTGGACCTTCAGTAATTATAACCATGGGGATAATTGGACTTTCAGTAGATGTACCCATGAATTTTTATATTCCATGTGTATTTGACCACACATGAACTGTACTGCATACACCTACAATCTTGTGTGCATGATTATAAGTTCTGAAAGAGTGAGACTTTAGATGCCAAAAAAAACATTACAAAAGTACTGTACAGTACTATAAAGATATAGTATAATGTACAGTACAATACTAAAACAAATATAGTACATTAATGTACTATATTTAGTACAGTACTATAGTACTGTACTTGTACTTGGCGGTGACATCCAAATCATTCTTCTGGAATGTATTTGGATTGTTTCTTTTTAATTGTTTTAGCTTGTTCATCTTCTAATGCCTGTAAACATTCTTTACAAGCATTAGCATTACCGGGTTTAGGGTTTTTAGCACACACAGGACATAGCGGTTCACCATGTACCTCTGCACTAAGCTCTTTCAGGCATTTTAAACAGGCAGAAGATTTCTTTGATTTCCTATGTATGTAACATATTTCACATAGGTCATCAGCTTCTGTTATTGACATCCTATCTAGGGTAACATCAATAGGAGAACCTGATAAAAGGTTGTGTATAATATCATTAATATTTATCATCGTTATCTCAAATTGTCCTGTTGTATTCCCAGACACTACCTGACATACCTGTGTCGTAGAAGTCTGGATTAATTGACTCAATAGCATTAATTGTTATTTTACCGTTTGTGTTGCCTAGTGCGTTAAATACATGATGGTATACAGTGTCGGCAGCATTCTTTGCATCTTGTCTATTATTCATCATTAGCAAAAAAGAATATTCACGATTACCTGATAAATTATCTATGTCCTCAAAATGTTGGTAGGGTATCCTCAATCTCTTCAGAAGTTCAGTAAGTGTTTTCCTGTCAAACGGGTACATACCAAGAGCTTGTAGAGTGGCACTAGATTGGTCAACTAGTCCTACATACAACATCTTATGTGTAGGCTGCATCAACTCTAATAGATGTTCCCACTTAGACATTAATTACCTTGAAAAAGGACACCTACGGCAGAGTTGTTAAGTACTTTTACAACTCTTAGTAGTAGTTTTTTGTTTTGGGCAACAAAGCTGTAAAGCGGTGGCTGATCTTCATGTACGAAAACAATCAAACCGCCTTCTCTATCAGCCGGCCTAATAGCTCTCCAAATTCCCTCAATTTTACGTACACGATATATCCAGTCACCTTTAGGAGAGCGCCCATGTGGTGTAACAGCTAAATCTTCATAAGATGGAGACATCAATTTTAGTTCTGGATCAAATTGCTCAATCCTAGCTGGTCTAATAATTGTTCCGCTAACAGGTTTTTCTTCATCAAATAAGTTCATCTAATACCTCCTATCATTACTGCTCAACAGCTAAAATTAATGTAGTAGCCCCAGCATCTGTACCCGCGCCAGAGCCTTCTCTAATACCAACCTTATCTCCAGAGCGTACAGTTGTAGTTAATGTAGCTACTCCAGAAGTCGTAGCCATATTCCCAAATAATTCTGCAGATACTCCATCCTTAACAAGCTGAAACTGTCCTGTACCAGTACCTGCAGATCGCCACGAAACTTTTAATGTTCCGCTGTGCATTACGTTTACAGAATTGGCTTGGTTAAAAGTTGTTGAAGTTACAGCATCTGCAGATATAGCGTTAACTTTATAGAAAGCACTAGTAGCGCCTGTATTTCCTCCAAAGAAGTATAGCTGTCCTTGGGTAATTAATTCTACTACTACTGTAGCGTCCGCAGGCGCTGTTCCGGCATCATATTCTACTGCTATAGTATCCCCGGCACTAAAAGCGGTAGATAGCGCAACCACACCAGTTCCAGCGGCTATAAAAAAGGTTTCTGCTACAACACCGTTTTTAACAAGTTTAAGTTGTGTAGTTCCATTGCCGCTCTGTGTAGTGTACCCAAGTATTACAGCAGTACTAGCACTTACTACAGTGTGTTCTGTAGATTGATTTATTCCTGGAGTTCCTATACTTGTACCTGCAAGTTCATTAGTTACGAAATGTGCTCCTACACCACCAGGATCACCTCCCCAACAATAAGTTTGTCCTCCACTCGAATGAACGCCTAAAGTTACGTTTATATCCTGAGGAAGGGTACCGTTTCCAGCCTCTAACATAGATATACTATCGCCGGCATTAACAGAAACTACAGATGAAGCGCCTCCTGAACCAAATACTTTAGTCACTCCAGAAAATCCATAAAGTGTTCCAGTAAACCCAGTAACTACACTATTTACACGAACAGTAAAATAATTACCATCTTGCAAAGTGTCTGATATCCACGAGATGTTAAGTAGTGTACCATCACGAGTGGCTGGATGATAATTGTTAGTAACATCCGCTCCAGTAGGCGTATCATCAGTTTTACCTTTAGCCCAAAGATAATCTCCATTTAAGTTAATCCTGCCTCCAAATGGGTACGTCTGAGAAATTGTTAAAATTGAAAAAATATCTCCTAATTCTTCAATAGCGTAGTTTAATCCGTCTGTGTATATTCTAGTTCCTTGCGCGGGCTCTAAGCATAATAGTGCGCCATCGGGGGCTGATATTATCAAACAGCCTACAACACCAATGTTAAATATAATGGACATTGGATTAGCTGTTGAAACTGCAGGCAGGAAAACATATCTTTCAACACCATCAGGATCTAAGAATTGAATAGCCGGACTGGTGTTTAATAGTGTAAGATTGCCCGTTAAAACTTGACGATTATTGCCCCATCCTGCTGGTGTTGGACGATTCTCAATTAATGAGTGGTCTATAGCAGCATGCTCTGTAGGACTAAGTACTGATGCTATGCTTTCGTGGTTAAGCGAAGCATGTGTTGTTGAATCATAAACAGTAATACCAAGGTTAGTACGCGCAGCAGCAGATGTAGATGCATTAGTACCTCCATCTGTAACTGGTACATCTGTTCCTCCTTTTTCATGAAACCTATTGGTACTAATAACCATTTGGTTAATCCTTATTTAACTGTAGTTTACCTTTAGTAGCATCAACAATCCAATCAATAGCTGCAGGTAGGGCAACATCAATTGCTACGTTAATAATTTTCTTTTCAAGCCACTGCGGAACCCATCTAGATAGGTCTATGTTTTGCTTATCGTAGAATTTTTTGAAAGCAGAGATTACAAATTCTTTCTTCTCTTCTCCTGTAGTTCCTTCCATAATCTCAGCTATTTCCATTAAATGTGTGATAGCTTTAAATAAGTCAGATACCTGAAACCCATCTGCAAAAAGTTCATTTAGATCTTTTGCTTCTTTATTAACCATTTCTGTGCTAACTTTTGCCATAGCCTTCTCCGCTACTGTTGATATTTCTACTTTATCATCAAATAGTTTATCTGCTAATTCGTTTGTAGGCACATCTTCTAGGTCAACGGCTAAGCCTACCTAAACGGCGGCAATTGCCATCGAGAAAGCAATTTTCCCGATAGTCAATGCCACCGTTTTCAGTACCTCCTTTACACGCTCTATAGCTTCTTGTTGAAATATCATCTGATATCTGTCTACTAATCCGTTAATAGAGCGTTGTTGTAGTTTAATGCTTTGCAGTTTAACCATCTTTAATTCTGGCGTAGACGCTTCAGCTATTTCTAATTTAAGAACAGCAAGGTTATCTGTGTAAGCTCTAAGTTCTTCTAAATACTTAACGTGTAACGCTTTAGTCTCATCTAACGCCTCAGCTAGGTGCACTTCTGTTGCGTCCTTTGCTGCGCTAAATAGACTTTCTTTTAGAAGTACTGGATCTATGTTAAGAGCCACTATTCTACATCCTTCTTAGCAACTTCTGTTTTCTTATCCATTTCATCTAAAACGGATAGACGAGCTTTACGGTCAGCATCGCTAAGTCTTTCATCTCTTAGAACATAGTCTTCCACCATAGGACGTAGTTCTTGAAGATCCTTTTCCATACTATTTACGTATAAAGCGTAGTTGCCGCAACATCCTGGAACTAAAAATACAAGTGATAGCAGTAATACATGTAATTTATTCATCATCAATCCTTAAATGTACTTTACATAGGGCAGGCTGGAAAACACAGTCTCTCCAGTATCAATATAGGCTTCTACTACAACGTGGAAAACTCTACCAGATATTGGCTGAGCGCTTAGTGAACTAGCTGGTATAGTTACTGTTCCTAGTGTACCAGGAGCGGCTATAGGAGTTCCAGATGTTGGATCGTAAACAGGTGTAGCTCCAGAACCTTCAGCGTAAACCCGTAATACATATTCTGGTGATGCCCCTGATCCTTTAATCTTTACAGTAAGTTCATCTATTTCGCTAAACCCATCAGGTACCCTTCCTTGGAAAGCTATATCTACTCGATCCGCCGGTGCAGTTCCTAGCATTGAATGAAGAACTTCAAAATCGCTAGCAAATACAGGGTAGTCAACGGCAAATGTAGGAGCGCCTGAGACGTTTCCGAATACACCAGATGAAAGATACTCTTCTGTAAACCCTCCTCCGGTTGTTCCTCCAACACCTGGTGTATTAAATATCATTTCAAGAGCTAATATCTTGAAACTTCCTGTATGGTTGCTAGGCACTCCTGTATTTCTACGTGCTACCTTAATAAGGAATACAGAGCCGTTGGAGAACAAACCAGCAGGAAATGGTATAGATACACTACGCTCTGCCTCAGTATCAGCAGGAACAGCGATGTCAGTTTGTTGTGTCGTTAATGTTTGAACACCTGTAGATATATTAGCTACTTCACCTTCTGTAGCTATACGTGCAATAGAGCCGCCAACTGCTGTGGACATGGCGTAAGTAATTTTTAGAACAGGATCAGTCTCACCATCCCATTCTTCAGGAACTATTGCTTGGAATTTCTCTTCTCTATCAGTAGCCGCATCAAAGTCTAGAGTATCTATATCTGTTCCAATAATCCCTGGTGTAGCTGATGGTTCATCTGTAGGAGATGTTATTTTAATTTCTTGAGTACTGGCGCGATTTCCTAGTAGGAACCCTGTAAAACGCATGTCAATTCCAAGAAGGTTAAAATCATCTGCGTTTGCATCTGTGGATCCTTGGCGCTCAAAATCTATACGAATACGGTCCCCAGCAGAAAAACTAGTTGAAGCTAAAACGAACATTGCTAGTTCTTGTGGATTTGTGGTAGTAGTAACTACTAAACCCACAGTTGTTGGTCCAAAAGAAACAATAGTTCCATTTATTTGAGCAACTTCACCGGAGATATCAAAATCTACATCACCGCCACCGGTGCCGCTCATAGAAAATTGAACGTAGAATGTAAGATCACCTTCTGCGTAATCTTGAGGTACAGTTATTTCAAATTTTTGGTTTTCATCATTACCATCAGCAAAAATCAAGACATCTATATCTGTGCCAATGGTTCCTGGTGTAGGTGGGGTACCTCCTCCGGCAATGTTGTCAAATGTATCTGTAAACCTACTAAGAATTCCTGTTGTATTAACAGTCCCGCCTCCACCTCCGTTAATACTTATAGGATGATTAGCAAGATGTTCAGCTAGCTTTCCATCCAATATAAGGATGTTAGCAATCATATCACGCAGAGGCTCATTAGACTCAACGTAATTGACTGGTGTAATCTGTTGGTATAATCTAACGTCGAATAGATCCCCGTGTGCGCCTAGTCCCATACATCAATCCTTTAAGCAAATGCCTTAACGTAAACAATAATAGGGCTGACATATTTACCCCAAACATTAAAAAATCCTGTTAATCCTTGTGCTGGCACGGTTAAGGTTAGTTCTGCTGATACGCCATTTGTAAAAGTAAGTGTGTGTGTTGTTGTAGGATGTAGGTATGCTTGTCGTAATTCTACAGTTTCGCCATCATTAATAGTTTCTCCTAGGACTTTTACAGTAAATAAGGAACCTGGTGGTCTAATCAACTCTGCCAAGTTAGTCATAGTTACGCCATCTACTACTACTTGAGTATCTGGTTTATCTACTAGACACGCATTAATAGGGCAGTAATATGCGTTTGCCCGCTTTGCTGGAACGCAGTTACATATAGCCATAGATGATGGACAAGGGCAGATATACTCTACTATGCCTTGTAGTGTTACCCCGTTATTATCTGCCGCTGCTTGTGCTGATACTCTAATAGTTTGCGCTAATTCATGAGTACAGTCTGGATCATCAATATTACAATCATTTGCATGTCCTCCTGTGTGCACAATTTGTATGAATAGCGTTCCATCATCTTTATATCCAAAAAAATGTCTCATGGTGTAATTCCGTAAGCGCCTTGCCAACAAGATAAAGTTAATATATCCGTGCCACCAGCATTAGTATCTTCCGCTGAATACGTGATTATACCATCATTACCTGAAATGGCAAAACCTGTAGTTAACGCCGTATCTTTTGAATTAAAACCTGTAGTATGTAGATAGCGCCAATCCCCTGAAAGGACTTCTGGAAGAAACGGGTACGTATGACTAAATATCTGTATAGTAGTGCCTGTACTATTGTCTATTAAAGGTCCTGGAAAATAGGATTCCGTTGTAGTAAAAGGTGTGAAACCTGCTGTACCTGGTATACCTGCGTGAGATATAGAATTATGTACTGTTGCTGTAAAAGTCTCTGTTATTAAACCAAAAAAGTGTGTATGTAGAGAATCAGCATTAGAACCATCTGTTAGTGTTAAGGCGTTGGCATCATTTAATCTATTTGCTTGTGCACCTGTTTGAACAGTATCTAATTTAACCTTATCTACAGCAGACATAAAACCATTTGCTGCTGTTGTAGCTGCAGGGTGTAGGTGCAAAAAAGTATCTTTACGTGTAGTTAGCTCTAGAGCATCAGCAGGCGACAAAATACCTACTTTAGCGCCAGTTGCTATGTTATTTAGTTTCAGCTTATCAGTAGCCGACATAAAACCAGATGACGCTGTAGTGGCTCCTGCGTGTACAGGTAACCCTACGGATCCTATGTGTGCCGCTAAATCTGCTGTTACAGTTTGGGCTGTGTTTCTGGCTAAGATGGCTTTATTATCAACTGTAAGTACATTTGTATTTATTTCTTGAAATGTTACGTTATCATTGATGTAATAGACTGCTCTATCTTCTGTAAAGAAGCTAATATCCACCAAATCTAATTCTGCACCTTGAGCCATTATCCAAACGCTCCCTGCCACAAACCAATAGTAGATGAATATCCTCCTGGTCCTGTTCCTGCGCGGCTAAAGGTTACTACACCAGAGTTACCTGAAATAGCAATATTATCAATTTTCCATGATTCATCATAATCCCAATCATCAATCTTAAATTTCCTCCATCCTGCTTGTACAAGTTCTGGCGCAAATGAATATGCATGTGAAAAAATTTGTACTGCAAATGTTCCTGATACATCACTGCTTATAAAATATGATTCTGCTGTGGTAAATCCAGGAAAGCCAGGTACTCCAGTTACACCTGTGTGGTCTAATAGAGCGTGTACTGCTTGAGTAAACGTCTCTGTACCTGAATCATGATCGTGTATATGTAATGTATCAGCTAGTCCACCGCCCTTTAATATCGAAGCTTGAGACGTATTTATATTGTTTACCTGCGCACCAGTTTCTATTCCATTTAATTTGGTCTTATCGGCGGCAGACATAAAACCATCAACTGTTGTTGTTACCTGTGGGTGTTGATGTAAGATACTATCTTTCCTAGAGATTAGAGATAATTCGTCATCAAGAGCTAGGATATTATTCTGTGCTTTATTTTGTATTCCATCTAATTTAATCTTATCTGCAGATGACATGAAACCAGCGTCAGTTATTGTTACATCTGCGTGTTCTAATGGACCAAAAGCCCCAATATGGTTTGATAAATCTAAAGTTACCGTATCTGCAGTATCTCTTGCAAAAATAGCTTTGTTATCTACTAGTAATGTGTTTAAGTTAAGGTCTACTATAGGGTCGTTATCTGGCCCAGTACCGCCAACAATACCTAGTACAGAAAAAGACTCTTGATAGTACCTAATGTTAAATAGATCGTTCTCTGCTCCTTGGGACATTACAATCCTCCTGCAGCTAACCAAACACGAAGTTTACAAGAACCACCAGTTGGAATTGTTTCTTGTATAGAGAATGTTACTACTCCAACGTTTCCTGCCGTAACTTGGACATTTTCTATTTGGAACAGTTTGTATCCGCCGCCTGCTCCTACTGTTCCAAATGTATGGATTCCACAGCACATAGCACTGATTTGAAATCCGAACGGTTGTGAATAAACTTCAGTTACTAAAGGGCCAGTAGTAGTTATTTCATTACTGATATTGAATAGTGATGTATTTATTCCTGTATACGGTGTTATCCCTGGTAATCCTGTATGATCGTGCGTAAAGTGAACAGCCTGCGTGAACGTTTCTGTAAAAGAAGGCTGTACGTGCGTGTGTAAAAGTGTCGCATTACTAGACGGGCCGCCAACAAGAGTAGTAGCATCTATATCAGAAATATTATTTACATCAGCTAAAAGTTCTATACCATTCATTTTTACTTTATCTACGAAAGACATGAATCCTTTACGAGCAGTATCCACAACGGGATGTCTATGTAGTGTAGTAATACCCTTGCCTACAAGCTCAAGGGCATCTGTAGGTGAAATTATATTTACACTTGCTCCTGCCTGTATTCCATCTATTTTTATTTTATCTGCAGCGGACATGAAGCCAGCAACACTAGGAGTAGCTAGGCCATGCACACCAGAACCTCCCCCTCCTTGGTGCGCTGCAAAATCTGTTTGTGCTTGGACTGCTGTAGTCTTTGCTAAGATTGCTTTATTATCTACAGTTAGGATGTTTTTATTTAAATCTACAACAGGTCTATTATCTTCTACAAAGTAAATTTCACTCGTATTTGTATAATAACTGATGTTAAGTAGATCGTTCTCAACGCCCTGTACCATTATCTACCGTCAGCAATCCACGCTATATTTGCTGTCCATGCCCCCGCTGTTCCTATACCATCTACAGTTAAATCAAACCCAGTAACTGTTCTGTTTGCTATAGATACGTAAAGGGTTGCTACACCAGTTCCAACAATATCTGCCTTACTTACAGATATACTAGGAACAGTATTCATAACAGTAGCAAAGACTACAGGAGTTGTAAAAGTTCCATCCCCAGCCTCACTATATGCCTCATCTCCTGACGCTATCCAGCCTTCTAATTTTTGATCTAATAGAAGTACGTTAATGTCCATTTCAGAGAAAGGAACATTGGATGTACTGAAGTGTACAGGTGTTGTACTTGTATACAATGTTATAGCTACTAAATCTCCGTTTACGCCAGGCATTAGTTTTTATCCTTCAAATAGCTCGATTGGAAAATTAAGAATGTGAAAATTACTTAACTTAACTTGAGCTACCTTCCATTTAGTTTGTGTTTGGTCATTTGGAGAGAATTTGTTGGGTTTTAACTCTATGTGATGTTCCTGTCCATCTACTGTAACTATATAGAAGTCTACAATATAGGTATGTTCTTTATTTTCATACAAGTAGGGAGCACGTGTTGATTCATAAGCATAGTAAACTACATTGTCATCTTCATCTAATTGTTGAGCAAATGTAGCTTCAAGTTTAGATCGTGTTGTAAATGTTTCTCCTGTTTTAGATGATGTGTGTTTTGTTTTGATTCCGTAACCATTTTTTTTTGTGGCAGCTAGCATTCTATCGGTTTGAGTAGCCCATAGGTGTAGTATACGTTTAGATACCTTTTCTTTGTAATCAGCGCTGCCCCAAATAGCTTCCATCTTGTCTCTAAATTCAGGATCTTTCCAACGCTCATTACAAGTTTCTCTAGCAGTTTCTACCATCATACTCTTGTAGGCTTCATCCTCCCACTTGGCTTTAACAGCAGCTATAAGCTTTGTTCTAAACTCAGGATCTTTCCATCTCTCTTTATTTGATTCTGATACAGCTTTACTTATTTTTTCTCTGAATTCTGATGACTCCCAAAATTTCTTAGATTGCTCTACAGCTTCATCGTAATGGTCTTTCCACCAATCTTTGAGAGCTTTAGAGGCTAATTCGCGCATCTTCTCTGGATTCTCTTCCCCGCGCTTTTTAATGACTCGTCTACCTGTCTCTCGCCTTACATCCCTAACTGAGTCTATAAACTCTTTTGATGTAAATCTCTCTTGTGCTTCCTTAGTTCTAGCTTCTCTATAACCATTCTTCTTCCAATTACGCTTATTAGCCTCAGAGCGCATCTTAGACATTTGTTCTCGGTAGTTAGGGTCTGTCCACTTATCTTTATTTCGTTTAGAGAGTTGTTTCGATACAGTATTACTCGCTGTTTCTGATATCACAGGCGCATCAGGGAACTTAATACGGTAATCATCTAGTTTTATGCCGTGTGTTCTCATATGCGCGTTTAGTGTTTTATACATCTTGTTGCAAAGTAAACATTCAATTTTGTCTGTAGCAGTCATTTTGTCTCCTTGACTACTACAAGTTTAGCATCTAGTATAAGGAGAGATAAGCGTAAGTGTAGAGACGGACTAAAAGATTATAATCCAACTTATCGAATATTCCCATCCCGGAATTTTTGTAATTAATCCAAATGTTTTACGGGCGACTAATTTATGTGTAGAATCTGTAGGCGGTGGAGACCAAGTTGGATTAGTGCCGTCTCCTGTAGTTCCTAATCCAAATTCTGAAAATGGATCATTAGGGCCTACAGCAGGTATGGTAAACTGGAAACCTACAGAGATTGCTGAAGGTCTTATGATAGCATCGAAGGGTAATTCATAGACGAAGTTACCTAGATCAGTGTCGCCTAGTGCAGGAGGAAATGGATCAACTGGGCCAGGGTTACCATGACCACCATCGCCTACAAGTGCTCTAGATACGGAAAATGTTTGAGCCTCTGCCAGCGTTGTCCACAGTGTTCCAGAAATAGCTCCTGAAATCTGGTCAGACATTGAATCGCGGCCAGAGTTTACTATTAAGTTTTTATCCCAAGGTAGTACCTCTACCCATACGTCGTGTACAGGGTGATACCTCCTAATTCTAACAAAACCAATAGGTTCTTTCCACTTGTCTACTAGGTAATGACCCCACTTTTTAGGAAAGTCTTTCAAGTCAATAATCGGCTCAGCCATAATGTACCCTTTACGTGTCTGCGAACTTCCAGTCTAACACAGTGATGCACTCGTTAGTAGCTGGGAAACATCGGATTACCGTTACCCCACTTTGAGGGTCAGCATTATCATTTGGGTCACCATCTACAGTTGCAGGATTAATAGGAGCATCGTGATACGGCATATATCCATTATAATTGAACGTGCTATTATACGTTATTCTAGATGGTATTGAAACACCGTAAAAATTGTCATCTTGAAAGGGTATAGCATCATTATTTACTAAGGCTGTGATAGTATCTACAGCGCATACATCCTCGTCAAAGACAAATCCGTACTTAAAAGGATTGAAGATGTTGTCTACGAAATCTCCATAAGTTAATCCATGACTGCCAAAGTCTAGACCATCATAAGCGTAGATATAACCTGCGCCCCCACCAATAGCGCCAGGATCATTAGGTATTCCATTAGGGAAATTGATAGATAGACCCCGAGTGAATATGCCGGTTCTACCTCTTATAAATCCGTTATGGAAGAATACGATGATAGCGCCTGCAGGAGGATTACATTGAGGCTGTAGAATATCTACTAACTCTGCCTGAATCTCTACAGTTAGGTCATCATCATTTAATTCCAAGTCTGCGTTTTCTGATACAGTGATGTCTATTCTTTTAGCCCGTAGCCGTATATGCGCAGGTTTTACTTCTTTAATACGTCCATCAAAGAAGGCTGCTTTATTTATTACATCTGGTTCTATTAGGCAGTCTATAAATTCAACAGATAGGATGATGTCAATATAAGGACTTTTAGTGTTTCTAGGATTATCGCCGCCTATAAGTGGGTACACCCCGTTTAACGGTCTAAGCTCTACACCAAAAGTATCTATAGAAGATACCGTTATATAAAATGTTTCTGTATTTACGTTTACCTCAATGTTATCTAATCCTACATTAAGGTCTTTAGACAAATCATCAAAACGGACTACTTCTACAGCATCGAAATACACTATGAGATTAAAGTCTGTTAATGGTTCAGTACCATCCTCTACTTCAACAGAAATTAAGTTACCCCAGGGTCCTACATCGCCTGCTGTTACGGTTAATGTTGGTAGTGTTCCAGGTGATGTTATATCGTTAATTAGTACAGATGCAAAAATACCATCTGAAGGTAACGGGCGAGTTAAGTCTGCTGTAAGTGCATTTATTGTTTTGTAATGGGGTATTTTAATCCAAGCAACACCATTCCACTGTATAATGTCATTAGCTACAACGGGCACAGCGCCTGGGTTAATTAATCCACTATTTTCGATTTCATAAGAATCACCAGATACTGGATTCAATAGTGCGTTGATTTGCTCTTGTGTTAAACGATTTAGTGGATTAGTTAACGGGTTGTTTATTTCGGCTACTGTAAAGCGGCCTAAGAGATTTACATCAGGGTTAATAGGATCTAATCCTGTAAATAGGTGTCCTAGCATAGGGTCTGTATCTACAAGCAAGCCTGCGGCGTCCCACCAAAGCTCAACTATATCTGCACCAAATCCTATGGACTTAAAGATTATCTCCCATGAAGTTAGTGTTCCCTTTATTTTATAGATGGCTACTATGTTCTTTATTAGCGTACGTTTCTGTTCTGGAGTATCTAAACCAAGAAGCTCTATACCCAAAAGTCCTGCAATATAGTCTAAGTAGAATTCTGGACACACATCTACATCAGTAATTACAAGTAGTCCATCTATCTCTGCATCTAGAATCTCATAATTCTGTTGCATAGCGTCCATAACATTACGGACTATCTCACCCCTATCTCTTGCTGTAATAGCTACTTCTGGCAGCAAATCTCTGAAATTAATGTTTAGTGTCATTAGGTTCCTAGTTCAGCCGCCGCTAGATTCCAGGTTGTTGTACCTAAAACAGCTATTTGTGAGCTAGGAACGGCTACATCTGTTGTAGGGGTGACCATAATTAGAGACTTTACTCCAGGTACTGCTTGAATTAGTGCGTAAAGCTGCGATAGAAAAATATCATCTCCAGGGTTTAAATCAACTGACTTAAAGAAGTCAGCTACCGTAGAATCTAAGGATGTTGTCATCTCCGCTTCAGTTCTGGCTGCTTGATAAATAACGTTGGCCTCTATATTTACAGATTGAGTTACTCCAGAAAATACAGCAATGTCATGACTGATTACATTACGTTCTTGTATGTAGCCTTTAAGTGCGTTTCTTAGTGCCAACGAAGCGCCAGTTAATGTTTCATCAGGCAGCCTAGTCCACACAAATATGTCTATTTTATTAAGCTCACCTCCTCTAAGTGTGGCATTAGCTTTAGCTACAGTACCTACAGTAGGGTCAGAAAATCCTGCAGATAGTGTGTCATAATCATCATCTGTAACTGCGTGGTCTATAGTCTTTAAGTGTTTAGGTATAAATAATTTAGCATGATCTATAGATTCTGCGTCTGAACCACCTGATGCAGCTTGAGGGTTAGTAATTGATATAGATGTTAATGTAATATCGTTGATAAATGCTGGTATAGAAGTATTTATAGCACCAGCAGTTATGTTACCTTCAGAGCCTCCTCCTACTCTAAAATTAACTCTAACAGTTACGCCGTTTGGTGGAATAGATCCAAAAGTTCCATCTCCTGTTGTAACTGTGCCTTTGTTGTTTTCATCAAAAGATAGAACGTATGCTTTATCTGTTGCAGCAGCAAATACAATAAAATCAAACTCTGTCCACTGTATATCATCAACAAAGACAGTAAGAGAGTTTTGAATTACAGGAAACTGCAATAACTCAAAAATTTGATTCGGTTGACCATCGCTTAGAAAATCTTGTGTATAAGATTGTCCTTGAGACGCCCCTACATTTACTGTTAAAGATCCTGCTGGAAGGATGTAATCTTGATCTACTTCAAATATTACATTATCGGCAGTGAAAGTTGTTCCTTCTCGTATTGTTATAGGACTTGGGTTTGGCGTAGGTATACTGGCAACCACAGTTACTGAAGAGGCTGTGGCTGCTGAAACTTTATAGCCTACAGCTTTGGCAAACCTTAGAATTGACCTACGCTGTTTTGCAGTAGGAAGAAAAATTTCATTGGCTATGATGTCTAACTTGTAAGACTGTACTCCAGAAACGTAGGCATTCATCCTCAACATAAACATAGTGAGTTGACTAGCCACAAATTCGTTAAAATCCGAAGATGGCAACTCTGTTTCAAGGAAATTCAACAAGTTATCCAGGAACGTGCTGAAGTCGTTTGATGCGTAATCTATTTTAGGCAAGGTGAGGTTTGTCATGCAGGGCGTCTCTCAAACGTGTCTTCAAAGAATCTAAGTTGTGCCGGGTTACTTTTAATGAAATATCCTATAAATAACCTTAACTCATCCTCAGATATAATTACATTTATTTCTGTAACATCTATACGAGATTCCCATCTAAATAGCGATTCATTAACGTGCGATTTTACTCTAGCAACAAGTACACTATCGTTTGGTTCAAATAAATCTTCTATTAATTTACATCCAAATTCTGGTAAAGTAATATACTCTCCTGGTGCTGTGGATAAAATGAATCTAATAGAAGAATCAATTAATTCTTGATCTTCTTCTGGTTCATTAAATTGTCCCTGTGCTGTGCGCTTAAAGGGATATCGTAGTCCGTGCCATCTATCGCCCATAATGTAATCCTACGTCAGTATAGTAGTTACAGTCGGAACGTTCACTAATGGAGGAGCCAAAGGAATGATGGCACCTATTGTAATAATAGCCGAATTTGTAGCATTAAGAAGATGTGCAGGTAAAGCAGTAGAAAGTAAAGTTAAGAATACGTCAGCTTGAACAAAAAGATCGCCTTCACCCAGGGGAGCGCCGGTTGTTGGGTCGGCTATTGTTCCCCCTGAGTCTCCTCCTAGGTGTGTATTTACGTTTACGACCATGATGTCTTCGCTCTCTGCTTCCGCTTTCATGTTGTCGTAAAGTGTTGTTGGGCTTAACAACACGCCTCCAGCCGTCAATTGCCCAGTACCACCCGTTCCTGTCGGAGCAAAGAAGTCCGTCATTGTTACGTTCGGAGCTATGTGGTCTATTATTCCCGCCATCCCTGTGAAGAAGGCTATAGAGAAAGGGCCTGTGTGTGTCGGTGGTTGTGTTGTTGGCCAAAACTGGTCTGGATCTAGGTCGTTCCATCCTGTAGTAGGCCCAGCAAGACCAACTGTAACTGCGGGAGGGCCTGAGTATAGGACCGTTACTATCGTCTCTGCAGGATCTAATAGAGTCGCTACTACACCCTTTGCTATGACATCCATTACTCTTTGTAAGTGTGGATTTTGTATTGTCGGAGGTTGGCACCCTGCTCCTACAGCGCGGGCTACCATAGCTGTACTCATTAGTGTTGAATCTAGGGCCATGTTGTGAAGCTCGTTGCATAGAGGTTAAATCCGTGTTGTTAGTGTGCGTAAAGCCGTGAACATCACATACCATCATCCCATTCAATTAAAGTAGGTAAACCAGTTACATCAAATGTAATATCAATAACACCGCCTAAAGCACCTAGAGGATCAACAATAGCGCTTACTGCTACAGATAAATCCGCAGCGGCTGAAGCACTAGCAGACATATCTGGCACGGCAGGAGGAGGCGGGAGTGGTGGAAGCGTCTCTCCCGCAATACTAAATGCTTCTGTTACTGCAGCAATTAATAAAGTATCAACGCCAGGAGGAGAGCTTGGGCCTGAGGCACTTAAGCTAACATCAAGACTAATAGCTAAGTCCACTCCGGCTGTAATTCCTGTTGATAAACTAGAAACATCTAGTTCTTTCATTAAGCAAGTTTTATTTGATACACATACTTGTATTGCTAATGCTGTTGCAGCATCTGGTATAAACGATTGTAATACCATTAGATCACCTTAAATCCAGCTACACCTAAAATAGGTATACCAGTAATATAGTCTACAGGATGTGTCAGTGTTGTAACAACCTCACCGCCGCCTGTTGCAGGTGTAGCTATAACTCCTGTAATTTGAACTGTAGGAGCAGATACTGTAACTTTTGTCATAGCTTTTACTGTAGATGCTCCGCCCACAGATTGAACAGTCATATCTCCTGTAGACTTAATTGTTGTAGTCCCTGTAGATTCTAATGTTTGCATTCCAGTAACATTAGTATTTCCATCTCCAGTTATTTCTACAGTAAAATCTCCAGTTATCTCTTCAATTATATTTCCTGTTACTTTTTTTGTATCATCACCATCTACAACAATATGTCTGTCTCCTTTTATGTGCTGTTCATCATTTTGTTCTATTAATGTATACCGTCTACCTTGTACACCAAATACAAGAGAACCATCTGGATGAAACTCTATCCAAGTTCCTGACTTATGCACAATGTTGATACGTTCAGATCCCTCTGTATTGTCCAACTCAACAAGGTGCCCTGATGAAGTCCTTAATACTTGATTGTTTGGGTAACTGGCAGCGTATGGATTTGCAGGTTCATCTAAGGTTGCGCCTATTACGCTTGTAACGCCTGTATCATTTCCTTTATTGTCATTACCTGTCTCGCCTGTTTGGTCTCCTCCTAGCGCTGCTAAAGGAACTTCACTTTTTGTTTTTTTATCTGTCTCATCTGTATGTTCTCCCCACCACCCTCCTATTACTAGTGGAAACTCTGGGCGACCAAACTCAAATACAACAATTACAGCATCATTTATACAGGGAATGTTAACTACGCCTATTTTATTAGCCTGCCCATGAGACACAACATCGGCCCACGGTAGTTCCTCTGTTTTAACACTATCTCCCTTATTTTCCCCTTCTTTATGAGGAGCTAAGCTTGTAGGAGCCGCCTTGTCTGGCTCACTGCTTGTGTTTTTACCTTGCGCGGCTCTATACACGCTCTCAACACGCACGCGCACGCGTCCACGAAGCTCTGGGTCTTGGTTATCCTCTACTATGCCTCTATACCATGTGTGTAGCGGATAACCACTGATGTATTCTTCTGGATTCTTTATAATTTCCAAAATATT